GTCAGCAGATGCACGGCGCGAACGTAGGCATCGGTGACGAACCGAGTCGGCACGTCGTAGCCTTCCGTCCACGTAAGCTGTGGGACGACGATGTCCACTCCATTAACGCCGCGGTCATCAACGTTGATGGCCCCTTTCATCGTCGGCCGGTTGGCCCCGTCCAACGCTCCGGTTGAGTCATAGATTCTCTCGCCAATCGATGCCGCTACCGGGTCAAAACGGCACTGCGTCACCGTCTGCGTCCCGCCGGTCGTGTCAAACGACCGCGCTCGCTTCAACGGTCCCGTCTGCGTCGCGTCGTCGGCCCCGAGCTTCTCGTAGTTCACCGTCACAAGCCAGGCGTCGTCTCCCTGGTAGGTCACGCTGTACTGTTCGGCTCGCAGCCGTACCAGCGGCTGGCCTGGGTAGCTCCAGTATTGGTAGAAGTCGCTGATCTTGCTGTTCACGTCGGCGTGCAGAACGTCTTCGTTGCTCGTGCCGATGACGTTCCAAACGCGCGAACGGGTAGAAGGATCTTTTCGGCCGAGCCGAAAGATCGTCGCGGACCGGCTCGTAGAATCCTCAACCCATGTCAGTGCCACGGTGTTCTCCTCACGGTCCGATCCCGCCGGCCAAAGCCTGCCGCTGCAATTCTTCGCGGATTCTCTTCAGCTCCTCAAGCTGCTGCTTGTCGATGTTGCCCGTGCCGAGCTGTCCGAGTCCAAAGGCCGAGAACGTTCCGGCCGTCTCGGTCTTCAGCGCCCCGGCCTGCATGGGAACCTGCGGCACCGGAAACCGATTGACTTGTGCCTGAAGATTCCGGTTTGCGTCGGCGACGGCCTGGGCACGCATCCCGACGTTTGCCGCCGTCCGATCGGCGCGGTCTTTCCGCATCCGGTCGCCTTCCGCGGACATCGCTGCTTGCCGGTCGGCAGACTCCTGCTGCATCTTGGCTTTCTGCTGGTCGGTCAGCCCGGTGCGACCGGCAAATCCCGGCCTGTCGCGGCCACGCTGGTCGGCGTTGCCAGAGTTGACGGCATCGATGCGAGCCACTTCCTTTGCCGCGGCCTCGTCGGTGATCCTGCCCATACGACGCCACATCTCCGTCCACCCCTTTTCGAGATAGCCGATGAGATTGTCCCAGTAGGACATGATCCCGTTTAAAACGTTGTCCATTGCGCCGAGGATGTATCCGCCCCATTCGCTCGTCGCCATGTCCGTCCACATCTGATCCCACATGGCAGCCAGACCAACGCCGAGATCGGACATTGCGTTTTGGGCCGTCTCTGTGAACGGGTCCATGACACCCATTACCGCTTGCGTGCCACGAGCCCAGGCGGCCAGCCAGCCGGCCATCAGCACATCCACGGCCCCAGCCAGGTCGCCTGCCGCGATCGCCCGGTAAATGCCTTCGACGGTGAGATTGACCGTCCCGAGGAGATCACCGAAGACGGCCGTAAGATTGCCAATCGGATTGGCAAACGCACCGCCGATCACGCCGGCGAGCTTGCGAAAGTCGACGCCGGCAATCGCCGCCCCGGCAGCCAACCCGCCGAGCACCGCCACGGCCGCCAGCACCGGCCCGCTCGTCGCAAACACGCCGACGGCGACCGCCGCACTCTTGACGATCGTCAGGAACGCGCTGATCGGCCCGATGGACGCCGTGATCGTTCGAGAAAGCGTCGTCATGGCAAAGCCAAGCGCGTACGTTGCCATTCCCCAAAGCGTGAAGTAGCCGCCGACCGCGACCGCCAGGCGGACGAGCTGCTGGTTGTCACGGATGAACTTGGCGATCGCCTTCGCCGCCCCGGCGACGACATTGGCAATGCCGACGAATGCTGGCGCGACCGCCTCGCCGACAGCGTTGCCGATGTCCTTCAGCGCCCGCTGCATGTTCTGCATCTCGACGGTCTTCTCAACGAAGGCCCCGCCGATAGCCATGATCGGACCGGCGATCGCCGCACCGATCGCTGCCATGCCCATGCCCGCATACTCAAGCGTCATGCCGACATCGGCGATCTTGGTGTTGATCGTCGTCAGCGCCGAGAGAAATTTCGACGGATTAGCCCCGATCTCAACATAGACCTGACCGCCGCGGACTGCTGATGCTGACATCGATCACCCTCCTGCGGGGCCGAACAATTCTTCGAGATCAGCCTGCGTCGCCTGCCGTGCCGGCACCGGCTTCGACTTCGTGAACGGATTCAGCTTTGCGGCGTCGATCGCCGGCTTGCCCTGCCCGCGGTTGGCATTTGCGAACAGAGCCATTTGATGCGCCGTGTGCCACCAATCGGACTCGAGGCGAGCGTCCCTCGCCGCCATCAACTCTCGGAGGGTTCGGTTGTCGGGCTCAAGGCCGGTGATTCCGCAGCACTCCCAGATGACGGCCCAGGTGTCAGCAGCGCCGCCTCCGCTTGCTTCGTGACCGTCTCCGCCAGCTCGGTCATCCGAGCCGACAGCGCCGTCAGCACGCCGCGGAGGCGCGGGGGGAAAAAAGACACAAGCTCCTCCTCGACTGCTAGCCCTCCCTGCTCAAGCGAATCGCCGCGGAGAGCGTCGAGGAAGTCCTCTTTCGACAGACCCTTCTGAATGATCTGCGGAACAAGCAGAGCAGCCAGCGTCTCGCCAAGCGCCGAGAAGTTCGACCGCAGAACCTGAAAGGTGCGAGCGATCTCACCGGCGTCGATCAGATCAAACGGCACCGACTCGGTCGGAGCCGGCTCGTCGGCCGTCTTCGGCGGCAGCACCACGCGGACCAAGTCTTTGACGCGGGCGGCCGACGACACGGTTAGCGACACGTGCCACGGGCGGCCCTGATCGTCCCGAAACTCTCTCATGTGCGAAGTCCTGCTTGGGTCTTTGCCATTTGAATCGACCAGACGCGGACATCGTCCAGCGGCTGAGCGTCAGACACGTTGACGACCACCGCCGTAAACGAATAGCCGTTGGTCACGACGGCGATCTCCGTGCCCGCGACTGCCGCGGCGATGGCGGTTGTGGCCGCAGCGTCGTCGATTGTGTCGATGGTGATCGACACTGCGTACGCGGTCTGGTACGAGATCGTCGCCCGGCTGCCAAACGGCGTGATCTCGCGGATGGTGCCAGCCACACTGACCTGCACGTCGCGGACGCCTGGAACGGTCACGCCGCCCCACGTCACCACCGTTTCACGACCAAGAGAAATCGCCACGGCTGCCTCCGATCAGGAGGTCTTTTTCGCGGTCAAGGTAAACGTGACCGGCCCGTCGAGCGGCCGTGTTTCCGACACGTTGGTAACGATGTAGCCGCTGCCGGCCGACGCCAGCGAGGTCATCACCGCCGTCGCGTCAAGACACTCGATCTCTGCGGTGCGGGTCACGAATCCGCCGGTGGCGGCCTTGTACGAAATGCCGCTCGCGTTGACGAGGCCGCGATGCGACACGTCGATCGCGGTCACCTCTTGGTTCCACGTAACGTTGAGCACGCCCGTCGCGCCGTTTCCGCCCGTTGGTGTGCCGCCGTCCCGACCGAGAGCTACTGCCATGTCGATCGCTCCTTATTGGACGCCGCGGGTGCAGGAAACGGAAAACGTCACCTTGTCGTCGAGCGGCTCAGACTGGCTGACGCTCGTGACAAGGAACTTGACCGAAGAGAGGTTGTGACCGTTGGCCCCGGTGGCACTGACGACAACCACGCTGCCGACAGACACGCCCGGCGCGTCGATGCAGGTCAGGTCAAGCGTCTGCTCGGCCCACCCGCGGAGAATCGTCCGCTCGGTGTCGCCGGCCTTGGTTTTGTCGATCTCCGTGAACGTGGTCGTGATCGACCCGTCACTGACGTTTGACACGCCGGTGTACGTCACGTTCTTGCCGAGGACGATCGTTTCGCCGGCCATGCGAGAGCCTCCGCTGGGGGTGTGGCTCTATCGTCTGCCAGGCGGCCGGGGGCGGAGAGGGGGTGTGGCGGGTCAGAAGAGCTTGAGCTGCTTCTGACCGCCGGACGCCGGGCCAGAAATGAAGTCGCGGAACGCTTCAGGGATCGTTTCCGCAGCCTTGTCGAGCCCCTGCCCCATGTACCGGCGGCCCTTCACCCGGCGACGGCCCCAGAAGAAACTCTTGCCCCAGATAAGCCGC